GTTTGCCTCATACTTACTTCCGGCTTGGATGGTGGGCCGTGAGCCAAAGCTCAAGATCATTCAAGCAACACACACAGGTGAACTTGCGGTAAGGTTCGGTCGTAAAGCAAAAAATTTAATTGATAGTGAGGACTACGGAAAAATTTTTAAAACAAGATTACAAGAGGACAGTAAAGCAGCAGGACGTTGGGAGACGGCACAGGGAGGTGAATACTTCGCAGCTGGTGTTGGTGGTGCAATCACGGGTCGTGGTGCAGATCTATTAATCATTGATGACCCACACTCAGAGCAAGATGCAATGTCCCCCACAGCTTTAGAGTCAGCTTACGAGTGGTATACATCAGGACCACGTCAACGTTTACAACCAGGTGGTAAAATTATTTTAGTTATGACTAGATGGTCTAATAAAGATCTAACAGGTAAACTGATACAGAATCAAAAAGAAGCAAAAGCTGATCAATGGCACGTGGTCGAGTTTCCGGCAATCATGGACCACGGATCAAAGCCCAAACCAGTATGGCCTGAGTATTGGAAGTTAGATGAATTGGAAAAGGTACAAGCAACACTACCAGTTGGTAAATGGAACGCGCAGTGGATGCAAAATCCTACAGCTGAAGAAGGTGCAATATTAAAACGAGAATGGTGGCGTAAGTATACTGGTGAAGAGATACCACATCTATCACACGTCATACAAAGTTATGATACAGCGTTTTTAAAAAAAGAGACAGCTGACTACTCTGCTATTACCACATGGGGTATATTCTATCCATCAGAGGACGAAGGAGCTAATTTAATTTTACTAGATGCTATAAAAGGTAGATACGAGTTTCCAGAATTACGTAGACTCGCGTTAGAACAATACGAGTATTGGAAACCAGAATCGGTTATAGTTGAGGCTAAAGCTAGTGGTTTGCCTCTGACATACGAGCTTCGACGTATGGATATACCGGTTGTAAACTTCACACCGTCACGAGGAAACGATAAGCATGCCCGTGTAAATGCGGTTGCACCTTTGTTTGAATCTGGTATGATATGGGCTCCTGAGCAAAAATTTGCTGAGGAAGTCATTGAGGAATGCGCGGCGTTCCCCTACGGCGATCATGATGACCTTGTGGATTCTACGACACAAGCGATTATGCGATTCAGGCAGGGCGGTCTGATCGATCATCCTGAAGATTACGTAGACGAAAAGGCAGAACCTAAGAATAGGACTTATTATTAATGGCAAACAAATATCATAGACAAGGATTTAAAGTTGGTAAGATTGTAAAGGCCATAGAGAATATTTATAAAAAAGATAAGACTGGTAAAAAAGATAAAATCATAGAACAGCTAAATAAAGCAACCGAAAAGCAAAGAAAAAAATTTACTAAAGGTGATAAGATCACAGAAGAGCCAAAAGGTTTGGATTTTTACACAGATGTTATGGCATCAGACTTTGAAAAAAAGACAGGTCCATATTTTGATAGATTAAAGAAAAAGGCTAAGAAAAAAAATGATTAAGTTTGGAATGAAATTACCTGAAATATTTTCTCAGTTGGTGAGAGGTTATAGAAAAGTTACCGGTAGAAATCCAGAGGGCCTAGACCTTATAAAAATAAGACAAGAGTCTATGAGAAGATTTGAAGACATGAACAAGGTTGTTGATATGCAGGGTAGAAGTATTGATACATCAAAAGGTATTATGGGCGGAACACAAGTTGGTCAGAAAGGTATATTCGATAATATATTTAATAAAATGAACAGACAGATGGGTAATAAACCAAAGGTTATTGACGAAGACACAGGTAAGGGTTTTATAGATTTTGTAAGAGAACAAGGAGACATTGAAGGTGCAGCTAAATTACAAAAGGTAGAAGATGAAATTAAAACTGCAATAGAAGCTGCAAACAAACGAGCTGCAAAAAAATTAAAAGATAAGAAAAAGAAAAAAGATGACCCAGAAGAAAAAGCAGATGGTGGTCGTATAGGTTTTAAAGATGGAATGAACAGAAGAAGTTTTTTAAAAATTATGGGAGGCCTAGCAGCAATACCAGTTGTTGGTAAATTTTTTAAATTAGCAAAAACTGCAAAAGGTATCAAAAGTGTTCCAATAGTTGAAACTGCAGAGGTTGCAGGTAAACCAGCATGGTTTGATGCATTAGTTAATAAAGTTATTAGAGAAGGTGATGACATGACTAAACAATTTGCAACTAAAGAACGAGAGATTGTACACGTTAAAAAATTAGATGAAGATACTACTGTAAGAGTAACACAAGAATTAGATGAAGGTGCAGTTAGAGTTGAGTATGAAAGTCCAGACAATGTGTTTGGTGATCAAGTTAATTTAGAATATAAAAAACCTTTACCTGATGAAGGAGCACCAAACCCAAGAGCAGAGTTTACAACAGCAGAGTCAGGTCCAGTCGGCAGACAACAAAGTCCTGATGATTATGACATAGAAATAGATGAAGTTGGTGGTTCTAGTATAGAAGATTTAACATCAGATGTTTCAAAACTAAAAGAATATGCAACTGGTAAAAAACCTACAATGAAAGAAATTGTACAAAACAAAAAAAGAAAAGACAAAGCTGCAAATATATCAAACGACTCTGAAGCTCAAATGGATGATGTTATTAGAAGACAAGGTGAAATGATCGATTATGATGACTATGCATCAGGTGGTATCGCAAGAATGTTAGGTGAATAATGAAACTTGGCCCTAAAGAGATTAAAGTGGTCAACGAGTATTTTGTTAGACCAGTAAAGAACAGACTCAAAGAGATCTTCATGAAGAAAGGTCTGCCACAATTAAGAACAGCAGATGAAATTAAACAACCACCAGTTAGAAAAGACGTAGAAGATATACAAGCTATCAACGAATTTAACAAACGTAATCCACGAGCCGATGGTGGACGTATTGGGTTTAGTAAAGCAGGCGTAGTTAAAAAAGGAAGAGTTGGAGGGGAATATGAAGGACTATTTGGTGTAGGAGGAGTAAAAAATAGAAGTGCTGCAGATAATATTCCAGGGGCCACAAAGTTTGGGCAAGAAACAGTTTATTTTAAAACAGAAAAAGAAGCAAAAAATTTTATAAAAAATTTTGATAAATACAAAAAAGATCCTGTTAAATCTGGACTTACTCGTAGTGATGATCCCGTTAGATTAAAAAAAATAGATGACTATGTAAAAAAATATGAAAAAGATTTTGGTAGAAAACCAAGTGCAAGAAATATAAGAGATAATCTAAATGAACAACGAAGAGTAGTTAAAGCATATGAAAAAGAATACGGTAAATTAGATAAAATAAAAGCCGCAGATAAAATTACCAACGTTCAAAGAGACATTGTTAAAATATTAAAAGATCCAAAAATTGTAGAAAAATTAAATGCAGATAAATTTCCTACAATAACTGATATAAGTAGAATTACTAAATTAGATCCTACTCTATCAGAAACTAGATTAGTAGATCTTGCAGAAAAATTAAGAGAAAACCCTGAATATAAAAAACTAGCAGACGATTATTTAGCTCAACCAGGAACTCCTGGAGACTTTGGTGGAAGAAAAACAAAAAGATCTAGAACTATATTAGAAAATCGTTTTCAAAAATTAATGCAACTTGATCAAAAACTTCCCTCTTTAAGAACAAACATTTTAAAAAAAATTCAAAAGTTAATTCCAGAATTAAAAGGTGTATTAGCTGTTGACGAAATTGCTGGTATCACAACTAGTATGAGAAGAGGTTCTGGACCATATGCAATATTTGGACAAGTCTTAGGAGGAGATTTTAATACACAAGTTAAGGGATCTGGTGTTGATAAAATAAAAGGTCAGATAGAAAAACAATTAATTAAATTACCTAAAGGTAGTCCCGAAAGAATAGAATTACAAAAAAAATATAATGCTGCAGTTACAGAGTTTGAAAATAAAGCAAATATAGATAACCCTGCAAAAAAAGTTAAAGGTCTTAAAGTATCTTTTAAACCACCTTCAGAAACAATTAAAAATAAAAAAATATATAACCAGTATAAAGATTTATTTGATACACATTATAAAACATACGGTTATTCTTTTGAGGTTCCTGCAGATAGAGATTCATTGGTAGATATATCTAAAAAATTAGATAATAAATCTTTTCAAGGTATAATTAAAAATAGATTTAAAAATTTAATTAATAAAGGTGGTAAGATTGGAGCTGGAGTTGGTTTAGCTACTTTAGCAGGAACAGGTTTTGCTTTAGCTGATGTTGATGGGACAGAAGCTAAAAGTATTTTACCAACGGCAGCAGCAGGTGCAGCAGCAGCTGGAACTCTTGGAACTAAACCAGGTAGACAATTATTAGGTAAAACCATTAGAACTTTAGGAACAAGGGCAGCAGCTGTTCCACTTGCAGGTTTAACAATTGCTGATAATTTAAAAAAAGGAGAGAATATAATTGATGCAACAATAGATCCTTTAGTTGGTGCAGAATTATTACTTCCAAATTTATTCAGAGAAAATGTTGCTAAAATTACTAGCAATCCTACATTACAAAAAATATTAAAAGTTGGAAAGGTCGGTAGAGCATTTACTCCGATAGGGGCAGGTATAACGGCAGCTGGCCTAGGTATTGATGCAGCAAAATTTACTAAAAAAAGAATAGAAGAACTAAGATCCATGACCCCTGAACAAAGAGAAGAATTAAGAAGACAAGGGGAGGCGCAAGCATTTGATCCTTTCATGGCAGCAGAAGGTGGCGTAGCGTCAGGACCACCGCCAAAATCTGGACCCACACCACACGGGTTGTCTTCTCTAATGAAACGTGGTATGAAAATATAGGAGTATTAAATGGCAGAAATAGATAAAGGACTCCCTAGTAACACTCGTACGGAAGTAAAAGTTCCGGGCGAAGAGCAAGTTGATGTCCAAGAAGAAATTGTAGAAAAAGGTCCAGTAGAAGTAACACCCGAAGAAGATGGTGGAGCAACAATAGACTTTGAGCCAGGTGCAATCAATATACCTGGTACAGAAAATCACTTTGATAACTTAGCAGATATTTTACCTGACGATATTTTAGAGCCTGTTGGAAACGACATGGTTCAAAATTTTATGGATTACAAAGCGTCAAGAAAAGATTGGGAACAATCTTATACTTCAGGTTTAGATCTTTTAGGATTTAAATATGAAAACAGAACAGAACCTTTTCAAGGAGCATCTGGTGCAACACACCCAGTATTAGCAGAAGCAGTCACACAGTTTCAAGCACAAGCATACAAAGAATTATTACCAGCCGATGGACCGGTAAGAACACAAATAATTGGAGCTAGCTCTCCACCAGTAGAACAACAATCAACTCGTGTAAAAGATTACATGAATTATTTAATCATGGATCAAATGAAAGAATATGAAGAAGAGTTTGATTCTATGTTATTTCATTTACCACTTGCAGGTTCTACATTTAAAAAAGTTTATTACGATGTGCCTATGGGTAGAGTCGTATCAAAGTTTGTACCTGCAGATGAATTAGTTGTACCATACACAGCTACAAGTTTAGATGATGCAGAGTCTGTTATACACGTTGTTAAAATGTCAGAGAACGAATTAAGAAAACAACAAGTTAATGGTTTTTATAGAGATATAGATTTAGCACCTCCAGGAAACGTAGAACAAAATGACGTTGAGAAAAAAGAAAGAGAATTAGACGGAACTAAAAAAGTTGGTAAACAAGATACAATGTATACTCTGTTAGAGTGTCATGTAAATTTAGACTTAGAAGGTTTCGAAGAAGTTGGTGCAGATGGTGAACCAACAGGAGTAAAATTACCCTACATAGTAACTGTAGAAGAAGGTAGCCGATTAGTTCTCTCCATACGGAGAAACTATGCGCCCGAT